ATCAACAAGAACACAGCTAGCATATTGTCGAAGTGGAGTTCGCACTCCCGCCATGACAGGCGTGGGAATGTTGAGTTTGTGCTTTGAGATTGCGTCGTAGTATCGTTTGACATAGGATAAACGAGTTTCCTTAGAGTAACGTTGAAACATAGTTAATGCAATCAACATATACATGAACTGCGGAGTCTCATAAAGACCTCCACTGCTACGATCTTGTACAAGATACTTATCAACTACCTGACGAAGACCTGCATATGTGAACAGCATATCACGATCATGATCAATCCAGGCATTTACCTTGTCAAGTTCTTCCTTTGTGTATGCATCTTCTTTGTTGTTTAGAATTGTAAAATCATAAACTCCTAGATCAATACAATTTGCAGTATGCTCATATACAGTTGGAAGGTCACGCATCTTTCCATACACTTGCTTACGAATAGCAAACAAAAGAAGACGTGCAGCTACAAACTGATAGTTTGGATGGTCCAAATCAATTAGATCGGAAGCACTGCGAATCAGAATTTCCTGAATCTCTGCAGTAGTAATTCCATCATAAAACTGAATACCAGATTGAATTTCAACCTGAGAAGCAGAAACATTTGCGAGTCCTTCGCAAGCTGCCTCTACCATCAGATGCATTTTATCTAGATCAATTGGTTCAATAGATCCATCACGTTTTTTAACCTTGATGCCGTTGCTCATATTTTTTTCCAGTTGTTGTATTTTAGGGTTGCTTCCAGACCAGAATATGTATTTGATTTTAACATACTCATAACATCATGTCCAGCTAGAACCATATCGTTGATGTCTTTTTCCTCTAGGTCTGAGGGCCAGATGACGACTTTCTCGCCTCTAGATATAACTCTTCCGATACGTCTAACAATCTCGCCATTACGGGGCTCGTTATCAAAAGTATAAATGCAATTGCTTCCCTCAAGACAACCCAAGTCACCGTCAGCGCCACATAAAGCCACGCTATTGTCGATGAAAGTGCTGTCAAAGGGTCCTTCGACCACATAGACTGGTAATTTTTGATTGATTGTGTCAAGTCCATATATTTTTGGTGCTCCCTCCTCAAGCATGATGGTTATGTATTTAACAGATTTAGAACTTAAAGCTCTTCCTTGGAATCCGATAAGATTTTTTTTGTAATATAACGGGATGACGATTCTAGGCTCTCTACGTAAATTCTGGTGATCCATGCCTTTGAACGATCGCACAAATTCACCAAAGTCTTCTGCATAATAAAACTTGGTGGGATCGATTCGACGATTACGTAGATAGGTTGCAGCACTTTCCACCTCAGAACATAGAGGAAGAACGATTTTCTGTGTAAAAATAGGCTTCTCAAAAACAAATTTAGGTTCATCGACTACAAAATTCTTACCTGTAAAACCGCCCTTGAACTTTTCAAGAGAATATTGTTTATGTAACTGTGGATCAACATCTTTAAGAAAGTTATTGAACGACAAACTAATACCACAGTTATGACACTTGAAGTTTGTATTATTTTTTATGGCGTAAATATATGCCCTGGCCTTATTCTTATTCTTTTTTGAATCACCACAAACAGGACAACGAAAGTTATATAGGTTTGACTTTACCTTCTTAAACTTGGAGAGTCTTGGAGAGATGAGACCAATATATTTGGTGTCGATCAAATCCATTAGATACTAAGGCGTCTCCAGGTATCATACTTGTTTTAGGTGCTGGTGTCAACTGCAAACCAAGAATTGGCAATAGTTGTAATGCACCGAAGATGGCTGCTGCAGTCCAACCAACCATCCAGACCATCTTCTGATTTTCATCTACTTTCTTTGAAAGATCCTCAAGTTTTTCTGAGAACTGATTAAACATTCTCTCATCATATTTTTGATGATCTTCGATCATCTTTATGATGGCATCGTTTGCCCTTTCACCCTCATCTAATCTGTTTTCATGTCTTTCAAGCACTATTGCTACTTTATTACTATTCTCTGATATCGTACCTACGGCACGTTCTAACTTGTCCAACATCTCTTTGGACAAGTCTTCGTAAATGTCTAACTTAGATTCAAGAACCTTTAACTTTGCTATTCCGAACACGTTTTTTAATACCTTTAATAGAATCTCTGTAAAACGTACTCAACTTTTTATATTTTTTCTTTCTTCCGTCATAACCAAGTGCAGGGTCATATCCAGCAAGTGGTCCTTTTGCTGCAGAGGATCCAGTAAATCCATCACCACCAGCAGCAGAGATTGACATCTCTTCTCGTATACGTTGAATAATATATTCTATGTTGTATTTAGACATCAGACTCTATTTAACTCCACTAAACATTCTTCATCTAAAGGTATATCAGACAAAGTTGATCTTGGATAATCATGGAATCGATTTAAGAATACCAAAAAAGTTTTAGCACATGGCCATAACTCTTGTTCTAGTTTATAAAACAACAAAGGAACTGTTGCTTCCCCAAAAACATTAAAAAGTATAATAAGATGATTGAGGATCAGATTAACCTTAAGGACACCTGATGCCTCATATCTTTTAAATAGTCTTTTGACGTACTTAAATCTTTTTAAGTCGTCATAAAAATCATCTTCAGTTACAGACTGTGGATTGTCGTAATATTTAATCGCGAAGAGTAGATAATTTTTATCATTCAATTCATCAAATTTCATATATCAGTCTGTTATCATTCAGGGAACACAGCGTCGTCAGATTGGTCGCCAGATACAATACCCATGGCAACTAAGCACTCTTGCTTAACGCGAAGCTCTCCATGACCATCAATATATGTAGTGACTCCTACCCAACCACCATGAGTGACTGCATAGGCAGTTGTAGCAGCTACACCAACTTCAGTTTCATCAACACCATAAACGGTAAAGTTAGAGGTGTCCTGGTTCTCAAGTTGTGATGCGAACTTAGGCTCGTCACCAGCACTATCAGTATTTCCCCAGAGTGGCATTTGAATGTCCTCGTTTACTTTCTATGTATATTGATATTTATAAAAAAAGGAGACCTCCAAAGAGATCTCCCATTTCATCATTCGCGAGTCTTTATTGCCGCTGTGACAACTTCTAGAAGTTTGTCATCCATATCCGTCTTCGTTAACTTAACCGCTTTAGCAAGGATAACAAGACAGATCTCAACCATTTTCTCACCGAGTTCTTCATTTTCTGGAATTTTAGCAACCGCATCTTTTACAATTTTTGATGCAAGTGGAAGAAGAAAGGCTAACATAGGTCTAATTCAGTGGACCTATCTATATATGAAAATCAACGAGTTCCCTTCATTCTTAAATCACCACCGAAAGCATTTCCCTTCAGTGTTGTACCTTTACGTGCTTTATCTAGAGCTTCATCACCTTTCTTTTTCAAGTGTTGACCCAATTTATGAATACCATATGCACCAGCAGCAACTAATGGAATTGCAACAGCGGGACCAATTTCATCAATAGATTCACCTTCTGGTTCAAAAGAGTTTTTATGATACTTACTATGATCATCAATCTGAGGAAGTCGTATACCACGATTTGCCCTACCCAGCTGCTCAACCTCATGAGCTTTCATTCCAGTTCTTCTCATTTTTTCTTTGCCGCCACCAGCGCCAAAGTCAGTCAATTGACCAGAATCTGTTTTGGAATATGGAGTAGTCTTCTCTGCACTTTTTGTTTGCCTTACAGTAATGCTTGGTCTGGAACCTCCACCAGTTTGTCCTGATGATGGAACACCTCTACTCCTGTTATAGGCATCAAACCCACCTTTGATCCGATCCTTCAGTCCATGAAACCACTCATCACGTTCTTCAATAGTTTCACCTTCTGGTTCATAACCAGCCATCTGAGTGGTTGCTTTTTTCTTAGCAAGTCTGGAGAATGGTTTCTCTCCAGGTAGTAGGGGACGACCACCTTTTTTGCCAGATCCTGGCCTTCCAGGTTCTCCAGGTAAAGCAGGGCCACCAGATGCTCTAGGTACAGGAACTCCACCAGGCCTTGGAACAAGTTGTCTCATTTTCGGATCATAATACACCTTTGTATGGGGTGCAACAGCTTCTGTATGATAACCTTTATTGTCACAGTGTTTGCAACCTTCACCACCACACTTTGAACACTTTTCTTTCTCTTCTGATACTGAAACACAGTTAGGAACTTTTTTACCACCCTTCATCTTCATGCCAACTTGCTTATATCCTTTCCAGCAAGGATCACTTTTTGATTCACCTAGTTTAGGATTGATGGTGATTTTGTTGTTGACTGCCTTCTCTACAACTTTTTTTTCAGTTTCAGGATCAATCTGATCATTCATTTCACTGAAGAACTCAGATCTCCAATCATAAAATTCTGCAGATTCTTTTGCGGTATAACCCTTCTTCTTTTTCTTCTTACTATGACTGCCACCACAGCTCTCATTAGCATTAATTGCTTGAGTGCGTTTCTTACGACGATTTAGTAGATAAGAATCAGTCTCATCCTCATCACCATCGTTGTCGATGTCACCATCTTCCTTACCAACAGGATCTAGTTTTTTCTTTTTGGATTTTTCCTTTGCTTCTTTAATTGCTAGGATAAGAGATTCTTTCATATCTTTTTTGTCTTTCTTATCTTCTTTCTTTTCGCCTTTGGGTTCTTCACCACCCTTCTTCTCACCTTCATAGGCTAGACCATAGTCGGTCATCTCAACGGAAGCAATAGCAGGATTATTTCTGAGTTGATTAATTTTTTCTCTGGTAGCAAAACGTACATATGTTCTGCCAGTCGCTTTATCAGTTACTCGAACTTTATACTTCTTATCAGCACCTTCACCCTTAGTCGCTTCTTCTAGTTTTTTACTTTGAATATAATTTCCTAGAAAACTTTCACCAAATAACTTTTTCTTGACTTCTGCCTTTTCTGGAGCAGTCATACTTGTATTGGACATATATTGATTATATGCCGCTTGAAGTTCAATATCTTCTCTACGAGCACGATAACGAATGTCATATACAGCTTGACGAATTTTTTTAGCAGAAGCTTCTCCACCTTGAGCACCGCCGCCTTGGCCACCTTCTTTTTTAGCTGCTACCACAGGACCCGCAACTTTTCTTGCTGGCAACTCCTCAAAAAAAGTTCTATTCATTTTCTTACGACTTTACGCTTTTTTATACTTTTATTTATGAAGGACTGAACTTTCTCCCTTGGTGTCATGCGCTGAACATACTCTCTATATGAATCTGTCCCGACTTCATAGACTTCATTAAGATCAGTAATCCAAGATTTAAAAAGATAACCTTCTTTTGTGACGCAAATAATATGATTTGCGCCCCTACGAATAATCTTTCCAACTAGCCCAGTGTTGAGATTTTCAACAAAACTTCCAACCTGAAAAATTTTCCCACCAATAAAATTGTCGCGTAGACCTTTCCAATCAAACTTGGGAGCAACTTCCCAAAGTTCTGTGGTTTCTAGACCCATAGCAGAGCGCACACATTCATAGAGTTTTTGAGTCTCTTTTTTGTCAAGAGAATCAGGAATACCCCGCTTGAAAGTTTCATAATCAGACTCAAAAGCGGCCTGACGCAACTTAGATGCAGACATTCCATCCACACCATCAGAGTCTGGATTACGATTTCCAGCAGAGACTACGTTGATAGACTCAAAGGAATAAAGAGAACCGTTGTATTTTTCTACAAGATTCTTGAATTCAGACAGGCGATCCTCACCAACAACGATATTGATCTTAGAATATCCACGCTCATAAGCATCTTTAAGAACATCAAAGATAGTCTTCATGCCTTTGTCACTGACAATATTAGATGCATGTTCTGGATACATCTTACGCATGAAAGACACCTTCGTGTCAAAATCAAGAGGATTTTTCTTGGAATCTTGAGTCTGAGTCGGATAAACACGGTACTCGCCACCGTCAGCCGTCTCTTGAATTTTGTTCAGAAGCAGTTGATGACCGACAGTAGGTGGGTTGAAGCGACCGAAACCTACGGTCAGATCCTCACCTTGACGCTCATCAGAGATGGTTTGCTCAGCAACGCTCTCGACAGTCTTCTCAGATGAGAAGAAGGAGAAGCGAGTCATGAAGGACTGGAACGTTTTCATGTTGTTATTATAGCACCTACAGGAGTCGTAGCAAGTGGGTCGTGGCCACTTTATTTATTGGTTAGCGGAAGAACTGACGTTGACGTGCAAGTGGTGCTGTAGTGATTCTGGCATTAACTGCATCACTATGTAATAAAGAAGATTGTTCATTATTATCCAAATCAAATCCAGACTGCCTAGGATTTGTGTCCATCAAAAGAGCTGTTGAAAATCTATATGTTCCAGCAGATGCAGATGTTTTGGTTCTTATTCTTAGTTTCATTTTTGCACCAGAATTAAGAATATTTGATACTCCAATTTTAGCGAGTCCAAGTGGATCACGTCCTAGATGATACAATCCAAATCCTTGTATTTGGATATAACAAACATTTTTATTTTTATAATAACTCGCAAATGCTCTTAAAAATCCATCACCAAAAAGATATGAACTTGGATAATTTTTTATATCAGCATCTCTTTCTTCTTGTGGAACTTGACCACTATTAGAATATTTGAAGAGATTTGGTTTTCCAGGCCATGCTCTATTAACTTCAGCAGCGACATTCATACTGTTTAACAATCTGATCATCTCTCTGGCAACTGGATCATTTTTTCCAGTCACATACCAAGAAGATCCATTATGCTTTAAACTTGCTTGGCCATAATCTGCTGGAGGAGCCTTTACTTCAATTTTTATTTTTGCAACTCTATTTGGAACATATGGTTTTTTATTAAGTCGTGAGTAATCTCCAACCATAAGTTCTAAATCTGCAGCTCTAGAATCTGCACCTGCAGGAGTAAAACCCGTTGGTATCATACCCAAAGACTTATATTCTGAAAAAAGATAGTTTTCATAAACAAATCCAACATTCATCTTTTTTAATCCAGCAGATCCAGATGCCCAATCTTCATAATCAGGATCACCACCATATAACCCTGCAGGATCCAATTCTACTCTACTAGCCATAAAAAAAGAGGCGTTTGCCTCTATTTATTGTGAATCTTGATAGATTGATCAAGAGAATGAATTAGTTTTCCAAGATTTTCTTTCCAAACATCATCGTCTGGAACTAGAGATTCAAACCTTTTGAGAAACAAACAGAAATGTTCTGCATCTTCAGATCCCATTCTGAGAGTTACATATTTTGGTTCAGTCATCTTTCTTTTTATTAAATCCAAATGGTGATAGGGTGTCTTCAAGTTTTAGTTTCAGTGCCACACCGCCGACAGCCTCCATGACTTTTAGAATGTCTTCTGGTTTAGCACCCTCACCAAGTTCTTGTGCAACATACCAATATTTAGGCCAAAACTCTTCACCTGCTTTTTTATAGTCTTCAAGTGTTAGTAGTTTCATTTTCCAACCCCATGGTCAGGTGCTTTTTTTTCCAACTCACGAATCGTTTCATGTAGTTGTTTTAAAGCCTCAATAGTCTCGGGAGTTTCTTCCCACTCCCAAGTTTCACCACCACTGTTTGTAAAAGTTCTCTTAGTCATAGGTCTCCTTCTTTACGGTTTTCAGAATTTAGTCTATCAAGTTCAGTAATAAGTTCTTCTTCTGTTTGTGCCTTAAAAACATAATTATTGAGACCCAATTCGGGAAGATTAATAGTTAGAGTAATCATCAGAGATCTCCCTCCTTACGGTTTTCAGAATAGTGGACATCAAACTCTCCACCAGGATAACGTGCAACTAGTTTCTCAACATTCATCTCCATGATCTCATCGAGAGAAGTGCCAAGACCTATACATGCCTGAGCAACATACCACATGATGTCACCAAGTTCACGCTTTAGATGAAACAGGTTTTCTTCGGTTACTGGTTTACCTTGGAAGAGAGTCTTCTTAACAACCTCAGTAAACTCACCTGCTTCGGCACACATACCTACAGCAGCAGTAAGCAGTCGCTCGGAATGAAAACCCTGACCTTCGAGTTCCTGTAGACGATAAACGAATGCTTCATGATCTTTTGATGGTTGAGACGTGACCGCATCGACAAACTCAACATACTTTTGGGTATCAACATTACTCATAGTTCTAGTGGTTTCTGTTGTGTGTTTGGTAATTTTTGTTGAATGGGGATTTCTTGCCCCTCAATTGTAATAGATGGAAGTTGATTCTGTGGAAATGGTTCCATATCAATTGTTTGATAGTCTGGTTTGAACTGATAATAATGGCCATCCCATCTGGCATTTCTCATGCCTACAAGATTAGTGGCATCTCTAGCAGATCCACAGTCGGCAATTTTTTCACCGCGTGGGTTGTATACAGAATACATTAGAACTGGAATCCCTTAAACTTGTTTTCAGATTCTTCATCATTATACTGCCCATTTTGGCCACTGTCAACAATATTCTGCTCACTCTGCTCACAATCATAGAGTCGCATCTTTGCACGATCAATACCAAGAATGAATCGTTTGTAAACTGAAAGATCATTATATCGATTCTTCAGTTGCTTCACCATAATTTGTCCGAGTTCCTGAAGCTCATCTGTAGAAATAAGGG